TGTTATTAGTGTTTGAGTGGTTGCTTTTATGGTTTGATTGTGGTTTAATATGAAAAAGTGTTGTATAATATACTTTTTTAGAATTTTTAATTTAGGGTTGAGAGTTGTTAAGATTGAAAATATAAAAGTGATGATGTATAATTATTATATAATATAAAAAAAAATATGGGAGAAGAAAAACAAAATAAAAAAGATTTGGTTGAGGTTAAAAAAAAGATTCTTGGAGTTAATAAAGAAGGTCGACCGTTGAAGTATGAGAATGCAAAAGATATGCAAGTGGTAATAGATAATTATTTTATAGATTGTGAAGAAAAGAAAAAACCTTATACCGTTACTGGTTTAGCGTTATTTTTAGGGTTTCTCAGCAGACAAAGCTTTTTAGACTACAATAAAAGGGATGGGGAAGAGTTTTCTTGCACTATTAAAGCGGCACGCTTGCGAATTGAAGCTCAGCTAGATGAGAAGTTGCTAATGTTAGGGCAGAACACTACAGGAGTCATTTTTAACCTCAAAAACAACTTCAAATGGGTGGACAAGCATGAGATTATGCAAGAAACCAATGTACATGTCAACTTAACCGATCTATATAACCGGACTCAAACAATAAAAACTGTTGATAATATAGAGGATGGGGAATTTGATATTCTAGATGGTGTGGATAACTAAAATACTAGAAATATATTGTCTAATGTTAGCGGCTGTATGCAATAGGTTTATTAATATACATTAAGCCACCTATTCGTAAGATCTAGTGCGAATGTACTCTATGTATTGAAAAGGAAAACAATGCATGAGTTATTGGCTAATGTTAGGCAATTATTTTAGAGTATGGTGTTATGTATGTTCTACGTAGAACATTTTATAATGTTCTACGTAGAACATTCCATAACCCGACCCCCGACCGAAAAATAGACTTTTTAAATAAAAAAAAGGTCTTGCCCTGACAAATTTGCATAATTTTTTGATATTGTGTTCGTAAATCTTTGCCATACGAACCATATTATGCTAGTATTAATACATAATAAATTAATACTAAAACCATGAAAGACCAATTAAAACAATGCTCTAAATGCAAAACCCTAAAACCCTCAACCTCTGAATTCTTCTACAAACAATCAAAAAACCCTCACGGATTACAATACCAATGTAAAGAATGCAAAAAAGAAATAGACAAAATTAGTAGAGCTTCATCTGAAACCTTTAAAAAATATCAGAAATCACCTAAATTCATATTTTCCCAACTAAGATATCAAGCTAGAAAGAGAAAAATCACATTTACATTAAATCCTGACCTTTATTTCAATGAATTAGCACATAACCCTTGTTTTTACTGCGGTGATAAAACAAACTATTGGGTAGATATGTATGACAATGACCACAAAATAGGTTACACGGACAATAATTCAGTCTCTTGTTGTGAAATGTGTAATAAAATGAAGCGTAATACTGATGCTAATACTTGGTTTAAACATATTAATAAGATAGTTAAACACAATTTATAGATGCCAACACCTAAAAAAATTGAAAAAACTCCAAAAAAGAAGAAAATAAAACCCTCTGTAATCGATTCTAAGCCATCTGAACCTCAAACCACTCAATCTACTATACAAACTCCACAGCCTCAAATACAACTAACCGCTGAGGATAAAATGTTTTTAAAAATGCAACAATCTCCGCTTTTTACCATTAAAACATTGTGGAATCTGAAACCTCAACCATTATTAGCTGATAGAATAGATGAGTTTAAGAAACATGTAGAGAATGATGAATCTGAGAAAATTGATTCTAGCTTTTTCGGACCTTTTGTTAAGAATGTACACATCACATGGCAGCAAACCCTTATATTACTTGCTGTTGAGCGTGCTATCCGTGGGAAAGCAAGCAGAAAAATATCAGTAAGATCAGGTCATGGTATTGGTAAGAGTTGTACTATGAGTTGGCTAGTTATTTGGTACTTACTCTTCTATAAAAACTGCCAAATCCCCTGTACGGCTCCCACCGGCGATCAAATTCATGACGTTTTGTGGAAAGAAATAGCCCTATGGATTGAGAAAATGCCCATTTTTAAAGACAAATTGGAGTGGCAAAGAGACTATATAAGGAATACTGAGTCACCTCAAGGTTGGTTCGCCCGTGCTAGAACTGCTAGGAAAGAAGCTCCTGAAGCTCTAGCCGGTATCCACGGAGAATTTGTTATGATGATTGTCGATGAAGCTTGTTACGATGGTGAAACAGAAGTTTTAACTGATGATGGTTTTAAGTTTTTTAAAGATTTAGATGATAAAACCAAAGTTCTTTCAATGGATAAAGATAATAACTCGGTATTTGAAAAACCTACTAAAAGAATGGAGTATGCCGGTGAGAGGGATATGTATTTTTGTAAGAAGAGGGGATGTGATTTTGCTGTAACAGATAATCATAAAATGCTTTATTCTACTAGGAAAGTTAAGGATAATAGATTAAAGGAAATAAAGGATTTAGATAATAGTGGAAATGTATTTTTTCCAAGGAAAGTTAATTTCAAGCTAGATGATAGGAGAACATTTTTTGTTCCCAAATTTAGAACAAGGAATAAGTTATATGATTCTCTTAACTTCAAGATGGGTGACTGGGTTCAGCTAGTTGCTTGGTATTTATCTGAAGGACATATTATTAAGAGGTGTAATGTTGTTAGTATTAGCCAATCAATTGACTACAATTATGAGAATGTTGGAAAGATAAAAAGACTTCTTAGTCGAATGAAATTGAATTATAGAATTAATAATAATGATATTATTATTACACATCAAAATATAGCTGAAGAATTAAAGAGGTATGGTAATAGTTTTAAGAATAAATTTGTTCCAGATTACATAAAAAAATCAAGATATTCTAATTTGTTTTTAGATGTTTTTGCACTTGGTGACGGTTATACAAGGGAAAACAGAAGAATTTTTTATTCATCTTCTAAGAGAATGATTGATGATATTCAGGAGATGTTATATTTAATTGGATCAGCAGGAACGCTTTCTAAACGTAAGAAAGAGGATAGGAAATGGTATCAAGATCACTGGATAGAGCAGAAGAATGATGCATATGTTGTTTATGAAAGAGAACCTACTAAAATTAAATATACAAAATCAGGACTAGAAGTTAAAAAGCATAAAGGTAAGGTTTATTGTGTTACCACTAAATATGGAAATGTTTTTACTAGAAGAAATGGTAGATGTATGTGGAGTGGTAACTCTGGTGTTCCTGATGAAATATACAATACTGCCCGTGGTGCTTTTACTGAAAAAGATGTGATTGTTATACTTATATCTAATCCAACTAGAATTACTGGTTATTTTTATAATACCCAGTTTAAATACCAGGATAGGTGGCAGACTTTTGGGTTTTCCACACTTGATTCACCATTACTGACTTCTACTGAATATGCTACTGAAATTGCTGAGGAACATGGAATAGACTCCGATGAATACCGTATACGGGTATTGGGTGAGTTTCCTGCTGCTGAAATGGTTGATTCAAAGGGATATATCCCCTTGTTATCCACAAGAGATATTAATAGAGAACCTAATGATCCATTAGAATTTTTAGGTACTCTTAAGATGGGAGTTGATCCATCTGGTGAAGGAAGTGATGAAACGCGTTGGGTTATAAGAGATAAGTTCAAAGCACGTGTTGTAGCTAAGGAAAAGATTTCCTCAGTTAAATCTATAGCTGAAAGAACTCTAACTCTTATGATGAAATATAATGTTAAAGCGTCTAATGTTTGGATTGATAACTTTGGAGTTGGAGCTGAGATTACTAAGGAAATTGCGTTATGCGGTGAAAACACTAATGGAATAAATGTTGGTATTAAAGCAGCTAATCCTGATTTGTATATGAATCTTAGAGCGGAGGCTTATATGCGGCTTAGGAAATGGATGCAATCTGGCGGGCAAGTAGATAATGATAAGGATTGGGAAGAGCTTTCTCAAATCCGTTTTCGACGTGGTTTATCAGGCAAAATACAGATAATGAGTAAGAAGGATATGCGTTCTAATGGATATAGATCACCTAATACTGCTGATGCCATAATGCTGACCTTTGTCAATGAGGACGAAGATGTTATACTTAAGAATAAAAATAAGAGTGCTCAATTTAAACCTAATTATTCTAAGGTCTCGTACCATAGAAAATTTACATAAAAATATTATGTCTATATTATCAACAGATTTAAAGAAGGATACACAAGGTAGAGTTTTATCGCCCGCTTCTACTTATGATCCTAAAGACAGCGTTAAGGATATTACAGCCACTGTAATGAATAGCTTTACGAAGTCTAATACTATAAGGAATAAACCTTATCGAGAATTTAATGACATGTCTTTATTAGAGAGGCAATCAAGAGATCAAAAGTCATTTAATGGGTGGCAAGAAACAGTTTCACAAGATCCAGATGAAGAATGGAAGTCTAGAGCTGTTAGACCTATTGTGCGGAATAAGATTATTTCTATCGCTGCACATATTACTGCTAATACAATTTTCCCTAATGTTTCTGCACAGAATAATGAAGATGAGGAGGATAGAGATGCTGCAGATATTATGAGAGATTTAATGGAGTGGCGTGCTGATGAAGCAGGTTACGAGAAGACATTTTTAAATGCTGTAGTTGCAGCGTTAGTTAACCCTGCTACTATTGTTTATACTGAATACAATGAGACTAAAAGACGGATTAAGGAAGTACAACCTGATGGAACTTGGAATGCTAAGGAGATTGTAGATGATTTATTTTCTGGTTTCATGGATAGTATTGTTCCTGTAGATGAATTGTATATTGAGAATGTTTATGAGGCAGATATACAGAAGCAAGGATATCTTATATGGAGAAAGGTTATTAGTTATACTACTGCTCAGGCAAAGTATAATACTAACCCAATATTTAAAAAGTATGTTAGACCAGGACTACAAGTATTAGTTGGAGATGAAGGAGATACTTTTTATGAGGAATATGATCAAGATTTATTTAATGATTTAGTTGAAGAGATTGTCTATTGGAATAGAAATGATGATTTAAAGCTTACATTTGTTAATGGAATACTTTTAACTGATCCAGAGAACCCTAATCCTAGAAGGGATAAGAGTTATCCTTTTGGTAAAACAGGTTATGAGTTAATTGATGAAGGTAAGTTTTTTTACTATAGATCTTTAGCTAATAAGACATCTGTTGATGAAGAAGTTGTTAATACTCTTTATCGAATGATAATTGACGGTACATATCTACAGTTAATGCCACCTACTGCTATATTTGGAGATGAAGAGATTAATTCATCTGTTATTATGCCTGGATCTGTTACTTCATTTCAGAAGGATACTAAATTACAGAAGATTGATGTTGGTAATAACATAGGTGAAGGTAGATCAACACTAGAGAAGGTTGAGAGTTCAGTATCTGAGAGTTCAGTTGATGCTATATCTTCAGGTAACTCTAGCCAGGGAACACCGTCTACTGCTTTTGAAATATCTAAGCTTGAGCAAAATTCTAAGACTATGTTAGGTCTTTTTGGAAAGATGATTGGATTCTTAGTTAAGGATTTAGGAGATTTATATGTATCTGATATTTTACAGTTTATGACTATAGGTCAATATGAAGAACTACTTACACAAGAAGGAATGTTAAAGTTTAGAAAGATTATTCTACCTAATAAAAGAAATAAGGATGGTGATTTGAAAACTAAGAAGATTGAGTTTAAAGCAGATATGCCTGAAAAGCTAAGTGCTGAACAAGTAGTTAAGGAAAGTTTTAAAATCTTAGAAGGTGAGGGTGGAATGAATACTGATAAGGAAATTGCTTGGGTTAATCCTAAATTATTTAGAGATATTAAATTTAAGATAAAAGTATCTCCTGAAGTTGTAAGTCCTACATCTGATAATGTTAAGAAAGCATTGAATTTGGAAGCTTATGATAGAGCTATTAGTAATCCATTAGCTAATCAAGAGATGGTGTTTAAGGATTTATTACTTGGAAGTTATGAACTTACAAAAGATAATCCTGATAAATATATAATCAATAACTCAGCTAACCCAGTTGCTAATGAACTACAACAAGCACAGCAGCAGCAGGGGGCTCCGCAACAATAATATGAGTGTTAAAAAAATACAACTTTGGACAATAATTCCAATGGATAAGAGAATGGAATTAAGAAGCAAATATAATTTAAGACCAAGTAATCCTACTGCTGTCGAAAATAATAACTTAGTTATCGATGGAATTGCTGATACTGATTTAATTGATGTTCCTATGGAAGAATTACAAGGCATGCTCGGAATTTTAATCGAAGAAAATCCTGAGACTGTAGCTTATAAGAATATCTTAAAGGAAAGTAAAACAAAGGCTAAGAAGAAGGTAATTAAAAAAGAAGTTAAAGTGGAAGTTCCAGCTGAAGAACCTATTAAAGAAGTTAAAGTAGAAACACCTGCAAAGGATTTT